AAGAATTGGCACAATACTATCTACAGAGTGTAGACTATCATGCGAACAAGTATTTGTTCAATGAGAATGTATCGAAGCATCCTAAACTACAATGGTTGATGTTATGTTCAGCATCACCTGGAATAGGCAAACAATTTCATGCTTGGATACCACAGATTAAACAGGGTGTGGCTAAGTTAAAAGACAAAGCAACTCCAAAAGATATTAAGGAATATTACAAAAAAATATATCCAGGACTAACAGCAGGAGATTTAACAGAACTAGCAACAGCATTTTGCGATCAACACAAACGCAAAATGTATCTAGCAAATAAATATTCCGAACTTAAATTTGATGAGGTAGAATTACTAAGTGAACTTATTACAGACAATGACATCGAAGAATACGAAAAAGAACTTGGCAACTAAATTTGGTTGCGATTTTTGTGGTCGAACATTTCTAAAAGAAACTACGATTGATAAACATCTATGTGAAAATAAACGCAGATGGGGAGATAAAGATTTAAAAGGTAATCGTATTGGATTTCAAGCATGGTTAAATTTCTATGCAAAAAATACTTCTAGTAAAAAAACAAAAACATACTTAGATTTTATTAAGAGTGCTTACTATCTTGCCTTTGTCAAGTTCGGTCATTACTGTGTTAATGTAAAATGTATTAATATTAGTCGTTACGCAGATTGGTTGGTAAAGAATCAAATTAAAATTGATAAGTGGACAAGCGATTCTAATTACACAAAGTTTGTTGTTGAATATACACGAGAAGAAAATTCAATGGATGCAATAGCAAGAAGTATAGAGACTGCTATTGACATGGCTGAAGAAGAAAAGATTGAAAACAAAGATGTCTTAAGATACGCATCACCTAATAAAATTTGTTATGAGATTACAAAAGGGAAAATTTCTCCTTGGATGTTGTATCAAAGTAAATCTGGTGTAGAGTTGTTAGGTAAGTTAGACGAAACTCAACAGAAAATGATATTAGATTACATTGACCCTGAACGATGGGCAATCAAATTTAAACGAGATCCAGAAGCAGTTAAGGAAGTAAAAGCCTTACTTAAACAAGCAGGGTATTAATGGCAAAGTCTACTATTCATACCAAAGAACTTGATAGTAGATTTACTGGTTATCCTTATTTTAAATATCAAGTCTCTGTTATAAACTTACCAACTGACCAACGAATGACCGCATCACGTGGTGCCTATGCTGACTTACTTAGAATCATAGACTTCAATAAAATACGAGACTGGTGCTGGGATACTTGGGGAGCCAGTTGTGATCTAAAAGATTATGATAGAATCCTAGAACTTAAAGGATACCCGTCAGTGAGTTCTTACAGCGACAGAATGGAAATAATCGAAGATTACGGACTTAACACCAAGTGGTCTTTTCGTAATGATGACATACAAGCGCCAGGAAGACTACGAGATCGTAAAATCTATTTGCGTAGTGATGAAGAATTAGCATGGTTAGGACTACGATGGAAATAGGTCATAACGGTCCAGGATTTAAACTTGTAACTGATATTATTCCGTCTGATACTATTGACAGTATTAATAACAGAAAAGATGAATTATATCCTGTTAGAGCATCATCACATAAAAAACAATATGCAGAAGCAGAGGCATGTAAGAAACTGTTTGGCATTGCTGTATGGTGGAGTCAACTCACAGATGATTGGGACGAAGTAAAAGAAATACATGACCTCATCTACCCTGAGATTCAACAACACTTAAAAGATGCAACATTCTATGCGAGTGATATAGTTACAATAAATGGACCAAGTAGATGGGTAGGACCTCATATAGATACCCCACATAGATTTGAGAAATACAATAAAAGAGAAAACAATGATGTCTATGGAATACAAGTCATTATTCCCCTCGATGATTTAGACAAGGACACAGGAGCAACGGGATTAGTTCCGTTTAGTCATCAACAAGATTGGGACATACAAGATTGCTACGAAGGTGTCCATGATGATTACTTTAAAGAGAACGCAGAACAATATGACATGCCTAAAGGGTCAATGTTGTTTTACAATACTCGTTTAATGCATTCAACAATGCCATTGCGTTTACCCAAAAAGCGATCAATACTATTGATTAATTACCTTAGACGTGATATAATAAAGGCAGTGAAAAAAATAGATAACGTATGGAGTAGTAATGGCAAATGATATAATGATAGATATGGAGACATTGGCTACAAGCCCTGATTGTGTAATATTGACAATAGGGGCAGTACGATTTGATCCTCGAGGAGAGGGCGTTGTAGAGCGTCTGGAGTTAAGACCTACTATAGATGAGCAGACTGAACATTTTAATAGATCAATAGATCCAGACACCGTAGCATGGTGGGGACAACAGTCAGAGAGTGCGATTGAAGAAGCATTAGGTGATCAAGGTAGAATCTCATACAAAGATGCGTTAGAGCAACTTAAGAAATTCTGCTGGAATCGTAACGCAGTATGGTCTAATGGAGCAACGTTTGATATTGTTGTAGCAGAAAACGCATTTAGACAATTAGACATTAAAACACCTTGGAACTTTTGGGCGATCAGAGATACTAGAACATTGTATGATATCGCTAAAGTTAAATTATCTGACGGTGGACACTCAACATCACACAAAGCAGTTGAAGATTGTGAACGACAAGTCGCAGTAGTTCAGATGGCATACAAAAAACTTATGGCAGTAGGCTTAGGACTTAAATGATTGAATTATTAGTATGGATGATCGTAATTGCATGGGCTAGTTATGGAACAAGTGTGATATATAACTTTGTTAAACATAATAGACCGTGACTAATTCAAAAAGATGGCAAGACAACTCAGATGGCTGGGTTAATGATATGAATAAATCTAAGGATAATAAACAACTGTACCAAGTCTATTTAAAAACAATTAAAACTTCTCAACCTCTAAGTTATAGAGTATGGTTAAGGGCTCAAAAATGATTCAATCAGACATTGATATAGATTCTGGAGACAGAGATAAAATCTTATCTTTGATTCGTCATATACCTGCGTCTATGCGAGATGATAAGAGTGTTAAGAAACATCCTACTGGTGTTTATATTACAGAAGTTCCTTATGATCCTGTTACTGCTTTATGTGCCTTAGATTATAAAGAAGCAGATAGCAGAAACTACTTTAAATTAGATTTATTAAATGTAGGCATTTATCAAGGTGTCAGAGACGAAATACATCTAATAGAATTAATGGGAGACCCTAATTGGGAGAGATTAAAAGAAAAAGAATTTGTAGAGAAGTTAATTCACTTAAATAGACAGTATGATGTATTAAAAAGAATGCCAGAGCCGATTACTAGCATACCAAGACTTGCTATGTTTTTGGCTGTTATTAGACCTGCCAAAAGAAGTTTAATAGGTCATACTTATAAAGACATTAACAAAACTGTGTGGATCGATGAGAACATAGGATACACATTTAAAAAGTCTCATGCTGTAGCATACGCACAATTAGTTGTAGTACACATGAATTTAATAGAAGAAGCGGAGAAAGCAAATGAGCCAACATGATGAAATCGTAGAACGACAAAGACAATTACTTTTAGCAGAAGAGTGGTCTAAAGGTATTAAAGCAATACACGCACACTCATTAACGTCATTATGGTATGATGATAGAGGTAATGATGGTTCAGTGTGTGATACTGAATACAACAGTGGTCTTATTGAAAGAGAAATCAGAGAGACAGGTGAAACTGTTTATTTTGGTGAACCACTAAGTGGTGATGCTCTTATTGATCAATATACCAGAGCAGGAATATAGCACTATAATATGTCCGACTTAGACTTGAATGATACCCTCGAAGAACAACTTAGACACATGCTTGTTGATAAAAACAATGAGTGTAATGGTCTCAAAGCAAAAATAAAGATGCTAGAAAACTCTGTTGCTGAAGAAGCCCAAGCCAAATATAAAGCATATGAAAGAATTGCTGATCTAACAAATACAATAAACAAAGGAAAAAATGACTGATATAGAAACTGAAGTTACTAAGTTAGAACTTGAATTACTTCCAGAAAAAGATCCAAGACTTAACGAGCCTTGTACTAATTGGGACTTCGTTAAAGATGGTGAACCTAAAGAACTTGTATTAGCAATGGGAAAGGTAATGATGAACCCTATGCATCCTGGTATTGGACTTTCTGCTAATCAAGTTGGTGTACAAAAAAATGTTATAATTATGGGAACTGATGAAAGATTAATTGCTTGTATCAACCCTTCAATTGATGAATTGATTGGTGAAAAGGAACTATACTTAGAAGGTTGTTTAAGTTTTCCTGAGTTGTGGTTACATGTTAAACGTCATCCAGAATGTATCGTTACATACCAAACAGTAGACGGGGAACTAGTGGAAAAGAAACACATGAAAGGATTAGAAGCAAGAGTCTTCTTACATGAGTATGATCATTTATTGGGTGTTACATTTGATGAACGTGTGACTAGTGCTTTGAGTTTAGAGTTGGCTAAAAAGCGTAGAGCAAAGAAACAACGTTTAACTGCAAAACTGATTAAGAAGGCTAGTAAACTTTCTTCACTAAAGTAATCGTCTTTCTTTTAACTCTTTTCTTCTGAAAATCACTCATACTGACAGATGGTCCGTGTAATTGAATTAATGCTTTATTATTAAATGTTTTAATAAAGGGTCTAAACATACTCCATTCATCTTTTAAAAATAAATGAATAGGAATCTGTCTATTACTTTCCCACCACCAGACATCACCTAATTCTAAAAACTTTATTTTTAATTTTGAATCTTTAATTGATCCATAATCGTAAATAGTAGTGACAATATCGTCTTTGTTTTGAATAATACCTACGAAGTCTTGACCGGCATATTGTAGTACCGAAATAAAGGGGTGACTCTCTGTAAGTTTTTCGAAATAGTCTAAAGGTGTCTTTGATTTTGTCATATGTAATTGTATTTATGTGTCTACGAAACCTGGTATATTTTCTTCTGAGTTTATAGAGATAAATATATCTTATAGGAGATTTAAATTTGTGTCGTACACTACATCAGTATATACATATACAGTTAGACAGATCGTTGTTGTCTTGTCAGGTACAAGCCCGAGGAAATATATGCCAGTTTATTCAAAACCATTAACGTTAAACAAAGGCGTTGATAATCAATTACAGTTTCAGTTTCTGAATCAAGCACAGAAGCCTGTTGATCTATCATCCATTGCTACAGCAAATCAACAGATATCATTTAG